CCCAACTGATATTAATTTTAGCAGATTATCAATATAAAGACGCTTTTGTAGCTGATAAAGAGCTAAATACAGTTGCATGCTTAACTGAAATTATGGCACAGGTGAACTACAAATGAGATTAGCAATTGGTCTAGTAATATTATGGTTATTAGCATATGATGATGCTGCATTGTTTAAGGTTTTGCATGGATTTCTTTTAAACGTTTTAACTTAGAGGAACAACATGCTAGCAACACTTTATACTCAACCGTTATGCCCCTTTTGTGACTTAATGAAATCCATGTTAGACGAAGCGGGTATAAGGTATAAAGTAACTGATATTAAATCAAACAAAACAGCATTAGAATTTATTCGGAATGAAGGCCACAAGACTGTTCCACAACTGTACCTAGGTGAAGTACATTTAAACAAAAAGCCGGACACTCGTGACTATACACCAAATGAATTATATAATATAGTAAATGCCGCCAGATCCGAAGCATGGAATTGGCAAGATAGTGGAATAGAAAACTTTTAATGAATCCTTTTAATTACTTAAATAGCATTAATGTCACCAAACAAGATATAATGGAGGATGACGTTGCTGAAAACGGGTATAACAGTTTTCTTATTAATCGCAGCCTTTCTTATTTCAGGGATACTGTTGTTCTTACTAATGTCGTGAACCAGTACCACCACCTAGATAAAAAACTTCAATATCATTTTCTCATAAATACCATTAGAAAGCGTAAACGATTTTCGAAATGGAATAAACCAGAAACTGAGAGTGATATTGAGGTGGTTAAAGAATATTATGGATATAGTAATGAAAAAGCCAAACAAGCCCTCCCCCTCTTATCACCTGAACAAATAACTATAATAAAACAGAAGGTGAATAAAGGTGGAACAAGATAATTTTATTCAATGGGCTCCGACGGATATGTTGGAAGTAACCTTAAACGAACCAGATGACTTTCTAAAAGTACGAGAAACATTAACACGAATTGGCGTGGCATCCCGTAAGGAAAAGAAGCTATACCAATCATGTCACATCCTACATAAGCAAGGCCGCTATTTTATAGTACATTTTAAAGAGCTGTTTATGCTGGATGGTAAGAAAGCCAACCTAGAGCTATCAGATATTCAGCGTAGAAATACTATTGCCACACTTATGAGCGATTGGGGATTGGTGGAAATTCAAGGCCCTGCTAATTTAGATTGCGCACCATTGAGATTAATTAAGATCCTACCATATAAAGAAAAGGATCAATGGGAACTTTGCCCTAAGTATAACATCGGAAATAAGTAATAGCAGGGTTTACAAAAACTCATAAGTATGTTACTATAAATAATATCGAGTGCGGATAACCGGCTCGAAATATTCTTGCTTGATCAAAAGGAGAAAAAAATGACAGGCTTACAAACACTATTTCCACGTTCATCATTTGTTGGTTTTGACCATCTGTTTAACGAGTTAGAATTTACTGCTAGACATGCTCAAGACAACTATCCACCCCACAATATTATTAAGACATCAGATCAAGACTATTTGATTGAAATGGCTGTGGCTGGATTCTCAAGGGATGAGCTTTCTGTTGAAGTCAAGGATCGTACTTTGACAGTAACTGGTGAGCACGTATCAAAGGGTCGTGATTTTATTCATCGTGGTATTTCTACTAAGAAGTTTAAACGCACGTTCCGGCTGTCTGAGCATGTAAAAGTGCACGGAGCAGATATTCAGGATGGAATACTTGCAATAGAATTGAAGTATGTTATCCCTGAAGAAATGCGTCCTCGTAAAATTACAATTGGAAAATTTAACGAGGTCGAACATGACACAAGCAGTACTGGTAGCCCACAGCTACTTAACGAGAACAGTTGAACTGTTCATTGAGTTCTTTAAATCATTAAAACAAGCACGTGAACTAAACAAACTACAGCGCCAAACATACAACGAATTGATGGCTTTGTCCGATAAAGATTTAAACGATATTGGAATTCATAGAGGTGATATTAGATATATCGCTTATCAGAATCAAAACCTGAGAGGGTGGGTATAATGGTGGCACAAGTAACCCACATTTGGTGGTCACTTAGACAAGAAGTGGTATCTATGCTGTCAGCAGCGTGGAAATCAGTTCAGCGCTTCACATTAGTAGTTGGTCACTCTCGTGCAGCATCAGAGCTTACTAGAATGGGATACCATGAGCAAGCTAAGAATGTTATGATGGAATTGAAGAACTTGCAAAACAAATAATTATGGGCAGAGTAATCTGCCCTATACACAACACACAGGAGACTAATATGTCAAACAAAAATCCCTTCGAAATCAGAGCAGACATGCTCAAACTTGCAAAAGACTACATGGATCAACAGTACCAAATTAATATGGACTTTTGGAGACAGCAGTTCGAAGCAAATAAAGCAACGGTCGAAGAATTTCACAAAGCTTGCCAACCTTATTCTATGGAAGATCTAATGGATAAAGCTAAAGAAATGTACAGCTTTGTTTCAGAGAAAAAATAATTCGGATAAAATGAAAAAAGGGGGTTTACAACTCCCTTTTTTTACGATATAAAGGTATCGTCTACAAAGGAGATATCTATGACAAAAACATTCGAAATCGATATTGCACATGATTGTCCACTTGGTGATTACCTTGAGGCCCTAGAAAAATACAATCTGAAAATTGAATCATTCATCGCCATTGGACCCGCTGGTGGTAATCCCTGTATGACCCTTTCCGGATCTACCGAAAACATTCGCGAATATCTATCAGAATTTCATTTCTTAGATAACGAAGAAATTGTCGAACTTTATCTACAATAGGGATTTTCAAATCCCTTTTTTTACATTATAATACTCCGATCTATAGGAGAAATGCATGAGTTTTTACACATCAGTTGACACATATATGAACCGCATAGTGTATCGTGGTATAAAGGACAACGGTATCGGGTTCAAACACAAATACGAATTTGAACCCACCATGTTTGAATATTGCCAGGAAGAAACCGCCTGGAAATCTATTCATGGACATAATGTAAAAGAAAAGAAGTTAGCCTCGCCATCGGCTTTGCGAAACTTTGTAAAAGAACGTGAAATACCTGGCAGCAAACCATATTGTGGTATGGATCGTGCGGTCATGCAGTTCATTGCTAAAAAGCACCCTGGTGAAATAAAGTTCGATGAGTCTAAGATTAATGTCGTCAACATCGATATTGAGGTTCATTCAGAAGACGGCTTTCCCACCCCCGAAGAAGCCCTTCATCCTATTACTGCTATTACAATTAAATCCAGCCGGTCTAATGTTTACCACGTCTGGGCATGCGGCGAGTATGACGTAGAACAATCCCCGCACAAACATCTCCTTATACAATACCATAAGTGTAATTCGGAAGAAGAGTTATTGGTCAAGTTCCTAATGTATTGGGAATCCGATTATCCAGACGTAATCACTGGGTGGAACATCCGCTTCTTTGATATGCCCTATATTATTAATCGTATTCTCCGTATTGGTACAATGGAAGCAGCCAGGCGGCTATCACCGTGGAATGCCGAACCACGTCATAAAGCTGTACAATTCAAAAACATGAACCAGGATTCATATATGATTGTTGGCATTAGTCAAATGGACTACTTTGATTTGTTTAAGAAGTTTGGTTATGCCTATGGCCCACAGGAAAGCTATAGTCTTAATCATATTTCCAGCGTGGTTCTTGGTGAACGTAAACTATCATATGAAGAGTATGGTAACCTAAAGAATCTATATAAAGAAAACCATCAGCTCTATATCGACTATAATATTAAAGACGTTGAATTGGTTGAGCGTATCAATGACAAGACTGGCCTTATGGGTTTAGCATTCACTCTGGCATATAAAGCCGGTGTTAACTTTACCGACGTCATGGGTACTACATCTATCTGGGATTCTATTGTCTATCGCGAACTGAATAAGAAAAAGATTGCGGTTCCCCCTATGAAACCTCGGGATAAGTTGGCAGGTCAGACAGTCGCGTTCGCGGGCGGGTACGTGAAAGAACCACAGATTGGTATGCACGAATGGGTGGTTAGCTTTGATCTAAACTCTCTGTATCCTAACATTATTGCTCAGTGGAATATGTCACCAGAAACTATTATCTCACAGATGGAGATGGATGCAAATGGTGACTATGCACGGGCTGCTAACAATAGCTTTTATCGAAAAGACTTCGAAGGCATCATGCCCAAGATCATTGTGGACTACTATGCAGAACGTAAGATCGTAAAGAATCAAATGTTGGCTGCACAAAAAGAGTACCAAAAAAACAAATCCGTTGAACTTGAACGTGAGATTGTTCGTTGTCAAAACCGGCAAATGGCTATTAAGATTTTGCTCAATAGTTTGTTTGGTGCCCTTGGTAATAAGTGGTATCGATACTTTGATCTTCGAATCGCCGAGGGCATTACACTTACAGGCCAAAAGGTTATCAAGTGGTGTGAGTCTGCCGTTAATGCAGAACTAAACAAGCTCCTTGATACTGATAAAGATTATGTTATTGCAATTGATACAGATTCGGTCTATGTTAACTTCTCTGGCCTGGTAAAGAAGTTTAATCCTAAAGACCCTGTCCAGTGGCTATCTAAGATCTGTGAGGAACATTTCAATCCTATGTTCGAGCGTTCCATGCAAGAGCTATTCGAGGAAACAAACGGATATCAAAATCGGATGGTGATGGAACGTGAGGTCATTGCAGACCGCGGCATATGGCAGGCTAAGAAACGCTACATCCTAAACGTACATAACTCTGAGGGTGTACAGTATGCTGAACCAAAGATTAAGATCATGGGAATTGAAGCTATCAAGTCTTCCACGCCAGAGATCATGCGGGATAAATTTAAACACATATTTAAGCTTATCATGGGTTCCACCGAATCTGAGGTTCAAAAGTACATTGCAGATTTCAAGAAAGAGTTTTATGCTTTACCCCCAGAGGCAGCAGCGTTCCCCCGCGGGGTCACAGAGATAGATAAATGGAAAGATCATAAAATGATCTACACAAAGGGCACCCCAATTCATGTCCGCGGGTCTCTCTTATACAATCACTACCTATCCAAAGCTTCGGTTGGTAACCGTTACGAATACATAAAGGAAGGGGATAAGATTAAGTTCTTGTACCTGAAAGAGCCCAATACTATCAAGGAAAACATTATTGCATTTCCCACCATTTTACCGAAGGAATTGGGTTTACATTCCCATGTCGACTATGGTAAAATGTTTACTAAGGGGTTCATCGATCCGTTGCAACCCATCTTGGACACAATCAACTGGGAGACCGAACCCAGAGCTACTCTGGACGCGTTCTTTGTATAATGTATTCTTTGACTATATTCAAAAGCAGATTTGATAACAAAACTGATAAACGTATAGACCTAAATACTTGGGACCAGTTTAAAAATCTACTATACAAATTATCTAAAAGACAATTAGATGGAAAAGAAGATGCAGAACTTATATCACCGGCTACTTACTCACCAGGTTCTACTCGAGCCAATAAAAACGTATTGGGTTGGGCAGGCTGGGCTGCTATTGACGTTGATGATCATGAATTTAAAGGAAATCTAGAAGATGAACTTGTTAGCCGTTTTGGTAATTGGGATTTTGTGTGTTATAGTACCGCTAGCAGTAAGGAGGATTTTCCGAAGTTCCGTCTTGTCTTCAGACTTGATTCGGAGGTTGAACAATCTAGAATCAAACATTTCTGGTACGCACTTAACACCGAGCTGGAAAGCATCGGAGATAAGCAAACTAAAGATCTATCTAGAATGTATTACGTCCCTGCAACGTATGCTGGTGCTCACAACTTCATTTTTACTAATACTGGCGATCCCATACCTGTTGATGATCTTTGCGGTAAACATCCTTATTCCTTAAAAGAGCGGGCAGAGAATTTTCTAGACAGACTACCAGAAGAATGGGCTAAACAGGTAATCGACCACCGACGGCTTGCCTTAGAAAATACTAATTATAGTTGGTCGGGTTATACCGATTGCCCATTCTGGCCAAAGAAGCTAGCTACGGATTATATCACGATAAGTAATACTGGATGGTACGCTAAGATGTATCAGATAATGATAGCAGTTGCTGGTCAAGCGGTTTCCAAGGGTTATCCAATCACTGCAAAAGAAATAGAACAACTATGTAAGCAATTTGATCGCGACACTGGTAATTGGTATGAGAATCGGCCAATGGAAAAAGAGGCCAACAACGCACTAGAATATGTTTATAGAAATGGAGTCTTTAATGCTACCTGATGAAATGGAAGCCGAAAAGAATAGGAAGATCATTGTGTCGCAGGCCAATACAATTGATATTCTTCAACGTAATGTAAAAGAATTACAAGAACAATTAAATAATGCTCATATTCGAATTAGAGAATTAACGGAGAATAAATTATAATGGGCGAAGTATTTACAGCAATCAGTATCCTGGCAATTATAATTATTGGATTTTATATTATTGCAGTAACGGAGATGAATAAATGAAAGCAGGAAAAGTATGGGGTACTACAGAGCTTATTGAAGCTAATGGTGCTTTAGAGTTTCATCGTATTCAAATGAATAAAGGAGGTGTTTGCTCTAAACATCTTCATGAGTTCAAATGGAATGGGTTCTATGTCGAAAAAGGTGTAATGTTGGTTCGTGTCTGGCAGAAAGACTATGATCTGGTGGATGAAACTATTTTGTATGAAGGAGATTATACAAAAGTCAAACCAGGTCTTTATCATCAGTTTGAATGTCTAGAGTCTGGTGTTGCATATGAGCTCTATTGGGCTGAGTTTAACCATAATGATATTGTAAGAGAAACAGTAGGGTTTATGGGCGATGAAATTTAAAGGTAGGGTCACAAAAGAGTTTATAGATCGCCGCAATAAGCAGGTCGAGGACGATGATCGCGATGAGGATATAGAATGGAAAGAACGCCAGTGGGACTTTGAATTCCCGGAGCGCCACCAATCTTCAATTGAAACTTCTGGACATGAGATCCATGAGGGATATGCATATGATACAGTACACAAATTTTTTGGACACTGCGATTTTAAACATGTAAATAGATTTGATCAGATACATATCTCTCCTTACATACAAAAATGCATTAACGAGGGAAAGATCGATCATATAGTGGCTTGGAAGTTTTCGCCCCATCCTTCCTTATGGCATAACACTTTGCAGGAAGGAGACG